CCTATATGTCGCGCTTTTGGCGGACTACCGCCTAAGTTGCCAAACGTGCCGGATGCGCCGAAGTTACGAATCTGTATTTCGTCGTCGAAATTAGTCGCAATCACCTTCTCGCCCCATTTGACGAACTGCCAATAACTCTCGTCGCCGCAGTCATAAGTCGCGCCGCCTACCGATGTCCATGTCGCGGTTGCAAGGCGATAGAGTTTTGTGTCGTCGCCTGCGAACATTTCACTATTGCCCGCACTGTCTGAAAACGACACGGCGCCCCGGCAATACGCATCTAATGCGTTACTATCGGTCGAAATAGCCAGCCACTGTAAATAGCTATTTTGATGTGGTAGACAATTTTTAGCGATTGACGTGCCGGGCGTCACAATGTCCGGCAAGTCCGGTTCAAAGTTACCGAAATTAATACTTTGCATGGTCATGGTGTGGCGCTGTCCGTTTTGATCGCGACCGATCCCTGCGAGGTACGCGGTAAGCGATACGTCTCGCTCGCCGACCATGCGGCCTGACGATATTGTGATAACCATGAGGCCGCGCTCGCATCATCTTGCAAAAAACGGAACGCATGAAATAACGTGGCCGACAGATAGGCGTCGGGATAATTTGTCAGCACCCAGTTGGTCGTGTTCGCATCCGATAGCGCGGTCACGTTCGGGTAATAACTGAGTTCATACGCATAATTACTGTCCGGGGATACGTCTAACTCTATTGCGTTACTGATCGAAAAAAATGACGGCTTGCCTGTCCCGGTTTTGTGGTACAGCGAGATTTGATTGGGTGAGACATAACGTAGGGTGACAAAATCATCGCCTGTGAGTGTGAAGCGATAGATTTCCTGAAAGTCGGAGGGTAATGATAGTGAAGCGGTGCCAGCGGTGAGGGTGCCAGTAGCGCGGGTGATATTACCGCGCACACCGCCGATGTCCGCACTGTCGACAGGCACGGGTGCGCGTTTGATGAAGGTTTCAGCGAGGTCGATGAACTCGTCTAAATACGCGGTCAAATCTGATCGCGCCGTCCAGTTCGCTATCGCTGTCTTTAGTTCACTGTAATTGGTGATCGCCATTGTTCAATGATTCCATTCAGTTGTCGGCCTGCTGCGTCGATATCCGCAAACGCTCGGGCCTGTGCGTACCCTCGATCCGTCTCGGGTTTTATTAACAACGCTATCGCCTTGTTGATATATTCTTCTTTCGTTTCTACAACGTGCGGCTTGACCGCGTTCCATGAGTTCCACGCATCGTCTGCGCCTCGGGTCACTACGGGGACACGATGGGCCATTGCCTCCCACACGCTGATGCCTCCACACGTCGGGAATGTGTCCAAATACACATCGATGTTTGGCAACACCGTATGGGGGTCGGCATAACCCATGCGTTGAATGCGTTGATCGCTATAGACCAGACTGCCGCGGCCCCATGCGCAAAACACCGCCTCATCAAAAAATTTTTTCGCGACTTTATCGAGGATGGTTTTGACCGTCGACAGGTATTCCTCGTTTATTTTTTCGTAGCGTCCAAGGACACCGAATACGATCTTGCCCGGCTTTGCCACTGGCTCAGCCTCGCGGTATAAATGCTCCCACAACATCGGACTCGGCACTTCGATAATTTTGTCCGCCCATTTATTCTGTGTCGGCGGCACTAGCACCGCGTCGGCTGGAAATAGCTGAAAGCCCGGCGATAGATAAAACTGTACGGGGGCGCTGCGCATCTCGAACAAGGTCAGTACGTGCGCTGCGTACGAATCGGCGATGAGTGTGCCGACTTGATCCATCTCGATAAACGCCCGCAACTCTGCCGGATCGATGCTCTGGCGTACTGTGATGCCGAGCTTCTCTAGCGTTTGCGCTTCTGCCGCATCGACCGGGCCATAACAATAGACGATGGGCTTGATGCCGTTACGCACCTGCCCTTCAATAAAGGCGCGGACGTGTTTATAAGGCGCATACATCCCGACACTGAGATTGCGGATTAACCAGCCTACACGATCGCCGCCCGGTAACGGGTCAGGTTGAAAAAAACGCCGGGCAGGTTCGATTAACCGTTTGCGGATTTCAAACTGCGTGTTCTTGAAGTCGTCCATCTGTTGCCAGAGCAACGAAAAAACACCATCGTAGAGTTCCGCAAAGGTCGTCCAATCTACCTGTTTAAACAACGCAACGGCGCTGTCACAGACGTTCCATTTGATATCGTTATACTTGCGATCCCGCGTTTTCGCGTAATCGTCGAGTATGGTTTTAACGGCCAGCGGGCCGAGTAATTTAGGGTCGCGATGACTGCTCGGTGCTTTTCTATTTGACCATCCGACCTCTAGAAGCTCGAAGCGCTCCTGTTCTTGTTTCAGTTGTACGTCGGTGACGTCGTTACGCTCTAGTCCGATCGTGTTCGGCTTCAAGCATTCCGCCGGATTGCCTGCGAAGACATAGCCGGGCTTGATCGATGCGTGCTTGGGACAAATAGTTCCCATTCCTGTCTGTACGAACGAGCCGATGACTTGCCATTGATGGGTGACGGTTGAAAAACCCAGTGTCGCGTTTTTCATGATATAGGTATGCCCGCCCAACGTTGTGTTCGAACACGTCGTCACGTTATTTTCCAGTATGCAATCGTGTGCAATATGGCTGTTCGTCATCAGCAAACAGTGATCGCCTATTTTTGTCGGGGCGTCGAGATGGGTGCTGCGATGCACCTGACTGAACTCATGAATGGTGTTGTTATTGCCGATATGCACCAGCCCTTGATCGACGTCGTTGCGATGTTGTGCCGGGGTGCCGATACACACATGGCTCACAAAATGGTTCCCGTTTCCGATTTTTGCGTTGGCGATATAACAGTACGGGCCGATAGTATTGTTGTCGCCGAGGATCACGCTATCCTCGATAATCGCGCTTGGATGAATCGTATTAATGGCGTTGCCTCCATTGATTCTTTCGCGCTTGCAGTTGATCTAATACGCCCTCTGCGTGAACTGAATCGCCCATTAGCTCTAACCATGAGCAGTTGCCGATCATCGATTCATATTCTGCCCACCACTCGGCGCTAAACTGACATTGCCGTGTTTCTGGGAAATGCGGTATGCCTGCCGTGTAGTGAATGAGATGCGGGACGCCGATATCGGCCTCGTCATAGCCGACGCAGTAGTTCCATGAACGGTCAATGGTGCCGACGGACTGCGCCCAGGCTAAATCGTTCGGCTGGTTGGCCTCGTCGTTAATCCATTCGGCGGTCAATGTGCGGCAGCGATCGTTATTAAAAATCATCAACGACGGCCACTCGAACTTTTCTTGATCTTGGCGCACGTAGACATCATGTTCGCCGTCCATAAAATCGGCCAGTTTCAAAATATCGTCCTGCAATAACATATCGGCGTCTAAAAACACGCTGATGCCGTGATAGCCGCTCAATGCCGGGCATAGATAACGGGTATACGTGAACTCGGTCAGTCCACATCGCGTCACAGGTAATTGAGGACGTACAAGCGGCACGATCGACACGGGCTTGCTGGCGCGGCGTGCGATACTCCATTGCAGCACATTGAATGCCACAGGCTGGCGCGGATCTACGCCGATAAATACCCTCATATCGTTCCTCCCGCGCTCTCTATACGGGTTACGCCGCTAAAAAGCCCCTTGAGGCGCTCTATAACGGCCTCTATAGCGCCTTGAGTGCCTAACTGCGGGCGACGGTATAGTTCGACGGTTTGCCACCACGGGCAGTCGCCTTCTAGCCCCTCGTGGAAATGCGGTTGATCGTGCACTAACACCATAGCGGGCTTATGAAGGGCGCCCGCCAGGTGATAGACCGTGGTCGGAACACAAACGACCGCATCTAAACAGTTTACTAACGCCGCTGTTTCCTCATAATCCCCGGTTTGCGTTCCCCACGGAAAATCATGAATCTTGATTCCGGTATCGCGATAAAACGCACCGATTTCAGCGGCGTAATCTTTATATTGCAACGATATAAATTCATAGGGCTGCTCTAGCAGCGGTTGCAATTCATCCAGACCAAGGCGTCGGTTGCGCCAACCATCGGAGTTCTGCATTCCGCCTGTCCACGCTATCCCTATTTTGGGTCGGCTACCGAGACTCGCAAACAGTCCCGCCCACATCAGTTCGCGTTCGCGGTGTGTTTGTAAATAACCCCCGCGTCGCTCCATCGTCGCCCACTGCATCGCTGTCGCCATGCTGGTCTGATACCGCGCTGTGACCGGATGCTCAAAGCGAGCGGCGAATTGATCGCCGTAGACTTCGGCCTCTGGAAACGTGCGGGCAAATAACCGTTTGAGTTTCGGATGGACGTTGAGTTGTTGGATACGACCGGGAAAGGCGCTCATGAACGCGATTTGATCACCCAAACCCTGCTCCCCGTACACCAACACGCCCTGATCAGGCTGCCCTTCCCATTCAGGCAATCCGTAGTCGTGTTTGTCGCGAAACATCGCGTGACCCAACTGGTGCTGATAATGATACCAGCCGTCGCGCCATTCGCGTCGATGAAGTTTGGTAAACGCTAACGCAGCGTGCGCTTGTGGATGCGATTCGATGGCAAGCGACGTTTCCGCGTAATGCTCGGCCTCTTTAAACGCATAACCTTGCACACATGCGTTTGCCATCACCCGGTAAAGCATCGCGACATTTTGTGGCGTTTCTTTGCGCTGCAAACTCAATGCTCTACGCAACGACGCCTGAGCTTTTTTCGGCAACTGTAACGCCGCCTCTGTCGCACCAACCGCCATCCAGGTCTGCCATGTCTTTTGCTTGCGGGCTGCTGCCAATGCGACAGGATAAGCGAACGGGGCTTTACCGCCGTCGATTAAAAATCGCGTCAGCATGACCCACGCCTCGACATCATCGGGGGTGTCGTGCATTTGCTCCAAGAGCAACTCGCCCGCCAGTTCCATATCACCCACGCCTAACGCATGGTGGCAATCGGTTAGTAGATCAGACACGCCCGGTGCCAGTTCTTAAATACGCCCATTCGGGATCGTTTAAGAGCTTTTTAACCTCATTCCATTGATGTTTGTTGAACAGGTCGACACCTTTCTCGCGTTTCCATTTCATAATCACCGAGTTCGGTATTTCAGCGACGTGCCATAAATTATTTCTAATCCCCTGGCGCGAGTACTGGTTCAAGCGCAAGCCATCCGAAGCGCTGCCCGCACCGCCTTTAATATCGGCGTGTCGAAAGCTCTTGGACAACTCCAGCGAAGGTTCGACATCTTGTATTTCTGCGATCGTGGTGATGTTATTGACCTCATCATAATCGTGCCATACCTGTGTCGCCGTCAGCGGGTCATAGTCTAAT